CTATCCCTGAACATGAAGCTCGAAGATACCGCCTAAATCAGTTCATTGCTGGTACCGCTAACTCTTGGATAGCATCAGAACTTTTTGCTAGAGCATCAGGCGATGGAATCACTAAACAAGAGAACGTGGTCTTGTCTGTAGATCGCACTAAGAACTGGGAGTTTGCAACTATTGCCGCTGCACGTAAATGTGAAGATGGAACTTATGAGACGGAACTTGTCGCTACTTTTGCTGGTGCCACTGAACGCGTTTTGTATAACAAAATAAAAGAACTGTATGCCAGGGGAAATGTGTCAGCTGTAACTTTGGACGATAGGCAACTACCTAACTTGGCTAAGTTACTGAAAGTTGATGGTTTACCTGTTTGGCAGTTATGGACTAAAGAGATTAGTTCCGCTTGTTCAACTGTTTACGCCATGTTTAGTGCTGGCATTGTGAAACATAGAAACGACCCATTACTGCAACTTCAAAGCCCTAAAGGCATTGCTAAATACACTGGCGAGACCTGGCTGATTAGCCGTAAGGAATCTTTAGGCGATGTTGATGCTCTAATGGCGACAGTTATGGCTTTATATGTTTCTGCGACACACCAAGAATATGGCTTGCAAGTATTTTGACTTTGTCGTAACTGTGCTATAAGTTCGCAGACAGATGGCAAATATATTTGACAGGCTTATGGGTAGAGACCGAGAAACTCGTGGTTCTACTCCAGTTTGGCCTACTCGTTCTGACATGGGTGCAGGACCTAATCAAGCTTTAACTCTTACAGCGGTTTACAGGTCTATTCAGATCATTGCGACACCTATCTCTAAAATGCCGATGCAGACTTTCCGTTATGCCACAGGTATGGAGATGCCAGTCGAAAACCCTGTGCTAGTGAACAAGCCAAACTTCTTAGACACTAAGAGAGACTTCTTGTTTCAAACTGTGGTTTCTATGGCTTTGGATGGCAACGCTTTTTGGTTGAAGTCTTACGGCTCTAACGGTCAGGTCAATAACCTAACTTTGGTTCCAGCTAGTGCAGTTACGATTCGCCTTGTCAATGGGGTAAAGCATTACGATTACCAGGTAAACGCGGACACTCCAGTGGCGACAACTACAACAGACATCCAGCATCTAAAACTGTTTAGCCGTGTTGGTTATCTGCGTGGTCTTGGTCCTATTGATTCTTGTAACAAAGACATCCAAGCCGCTTTAGAGTTACGTAACTTTGCTGCTAACTGGTTCGGTCAAGCAGGTATCCCTACTGGAATCCTCAAGACTGATAAGCCTATTGGTAAAGAAGATGCAGACGACATTACAGCTAGATGGCACACTAAGCAGGCTGAACGTCAAGTCGCTGTTTTAGGTCAAGGCTTTGAGTGGCAGACAGTTCAACTAAACCCACGTGACGCTATGTTCACTGATGTGCAGGTTCAGCAGGTTCAAGCCATCGCAAGACTGTTTGGTATCCCAGCGAGACTATTGCTTACAGGGGTTGATGGATCTAGTGACACTTACACTAACCTGCAAGATGAAAACCAAGTTTTCTATCGTCACACCATCATGGCTTACACCGATGCTATTTCTGATGCTCTAAGTGAGTGTTTGCCACGTGGAACTAGGGTTGAGTTCAACTTTGAGGGTCTGTTCCGTGCGGACATGGCTAACCGTTTCAACATGTATGAGACTGCTATTCGTGCAGGCTTTATGACAACAGAAGAAGTAAGAAGAAAAGAGGGTCTAGAGTGACCGAGTTAGAAACTAGAAGTTTTGAGGTTCGTCTTGAAGCTGACACTAGAGAAGTAGTTGGTTTGGCTGTGCCTTATGGTCAGGTTGCTGACATTGGCGGCGTTTACCGTGAACAGTTCGCACCAGGTGCAATTCGTTCAGTTGAAGATGTCAAGTTGTTCTGGCAACACTCTGAACCTATCGGCAAGATTCTTGAGGGTAGAGACACCGATGCAGGGTTCGAGATTAGAGCCATGATCAGTTCAACTCCCAGAGGCGATGAGGCTTATACACTTTTGCGTGATGGCGTCATCAACAAGTTCAGCGTTGGCTTTATGGCTGTTGAGCAGACCCGAGATGGCGACCTAGTTACAAGAACTCTTGTAGATCTAAGAGAAGTCTCTCTAGTAAGTTTTCCAGCGTTCGCAGGGGCATCAGTCTCTGAAGTGCGTCAGGAAGAAACAACCGTTGCCGAGGTGGTAGCGGATTCAAACCAAACAAAGGAAACTAACAACATGTCTGAAAACATGGAATTGGATGTCCGTGCAGTGCAAGATGAAGTGGCTGAAATCCGCAGAGAACTTGAGCTAGTAAAGACTCCGACTATCGCAACAAACGCATTTGAAACTAAGTTCCGTTCACAGGGTGAGTACGCTAAGGCTCTTGTCTCTGGTGATCAGGATGCTGTTGAACTGTTCCGTGCTACAAGCGCAGATGCAGCTCTTCGCCCAGCATTCGTTGGATACATCAACAACCTAATCAACACTGGTCGCCCAACCCTAAACGCTTTTAGCATTCAGGCTCTTCCAGCAACAGGTCTAACCATTGAATACGCACAGGTAAGCACTAACACCATTGCAGTAGGCAAGCAGACCACAGAGAACACTGCACTATCTACTGGTGACGTATCTCTAACAACTGTTTCAGTTCCTGTAGCAACTTACGGTGGTTTCACTAACATCTCTAAGCAGGCTATTGAGCGTTCAACCGTGAACTACCTAGACGTAGCATTCCAGGCTATGAGCCTTGCTTACGCTAAGAAGATGAACGTGGACTTCATTGCTGCGATCGGTGCCCTATCATTCACAGGTAAGACTTTTGACCTATCAGCTCTAACTGCTGCTGCTGTCATGGGTGGTATCGCTGATGGTGCTGCATTCATCTACAACGCAACAGGTCTAAGCCCAGAGTTCATCGTTGCTGGTGTAACTGCTTACAAGCGTTTGGTCTCTATCGTGGACACTTCTGGACGCCCAGTTGTATCACAGGTTGGTGACGGTTCAAACACTATTGGAGCAAGCAACATCCCTGGTCTAAGAGGTTCTATCCTTGGTCTACCTATCGTTGTGGACCCTGCTCTAGACGCTAAGACTGCTTACCTTGCTCACTCAAGTGCTCTAACCACTTACGAGTCAGCTGGTACACCTACACGTCTATCAGACACCGATGTAACCAAGTTGCAGGACACTTACTCTGTTTACGGTTACGCTGCTTTCGCTGTTCCATTCGCTGGAGCTATCGTCAAGCTAAACACCGGAGCCTAATAACTCATGGCTGTAACGGTGGAGCAGTTCAGGGCTTATGTTGGAACTAAAGAAGTTTCTAGTTTTGTCGATTCATGTTTAGCGTCTGCTAATCAGATGGTCGCCAAGTTCGTTGGTAATGGTCGTGTGCCTACTGACGTTTTAGATTCTGCTGTTCTTTCATGTGCATCTGAACTGTTCCATCGTAGGTCTGCACCTAATGGTGTAGCCCAGTTCGCGGATCTAGGCACTGCGGTGCGTATTGCTAAAGACCCTATGAACGCAGCTAGAGAAATGCTCTTGCCATTTACAGGTCCGGGTCTATGAGTAATGAGATAACAGCATCTAAGGCAGAGTTCGCTCTTGACTTGCAGAATGCTGGGTTGGATGTTTTGGACTTTGTTCCAGAGCGTATAACTCCGCCCATTGTTATCGTAACTGCTGGTAGTCCGTACCTTATTCCTGAAACTGTCGGTAATGAATACCGTCTAGCTTTGAACCTAACTCTTGTAGCATCTACTGCTACTAATGAGGAAGCGACAGAAGCGTTAGATGAACTTATTGCTCAAACTGTTTCAGCCTTAGCGACTATGGGTTATGTCATCCTAAAGACGGTAAACACTCCGTATAGGTTGGCTGCTAATAACGCTGAATACATGGCTACTGATCTAAACCTCGAACTATCTATAACACTCTAAGGAAAAACTGATGCCTACATCAACAAGAATCAAAGCCCAAAACATTAAGTTCCTAATCGGAGCCACTGAATACAGCTGTGACGCTAACCTAGTCGAACTAACCCTTAACGATGCTCCTGGCGATGTCCAGACATTCTGCGAGGTTCGTGTCGGTGGCGAATGGAAACTACAGTTAGATGGTGTAACCTCTGGTGACGCTACCTCTCTATACCGTATTCTCTGGTCTAACTTTGGAACCGAAGTTGCATTTACAGTAGCCCCACAAGGTAACGCTGTTGGTACCACTTCAAGCCCTATCTACACTGGAACAGTTGTTTTCGACCAGTTGCCACCACTAAGCCTGAACTCTGGCGAGGTTGTGAAGTTCTCTGTGACTTTGACTGTAAAGAACGCTGTTCACACACCTGCAACTACTCCGCCTGTTTACTACGGTCTAACTGTAAAAACAGCTGTTTAGTTAGGTCTCTTGTGGAGACTGGAATCAAGGTTGAAAACCTTACGACCACTATCAAGGCTATGAAAGAACTCGGGGCATCCCGCGAAGTTCTAACTGAACCAGGCTACCAAGCCGCTTTGATTCTGATTCGCCAGGCTAAATCTTTGGTTCCAGTCAAAACAGGTGCCTTATCTGCGAGCATGCGACCTAGACGTATTCAGTCTGGTGGAAGTGTTCAAGCAGGTGGCAAGCGTGTGCCTTACGCTAATCCGATTCACTGGGGTTGGAAAGTTGTTTCTACAGCTCACAGGGGAAAACTGAAACCCGGAACGTTTAGAGGCATCAGACCGCAACCTTTTTTCAGTGAGGCATTAGGCTATTCACAGCAAGAGATTCTAGATA